TACACAACAAGAAAATGCACGTTTAGCTAAACGTACACCAGAAGAAGAGGAAAGGGAGAAAATGAATGATATGATAGCATTATCAAAGTATTATGATCGTCTGAATGAAGATCGTCGGAGACGCCTCCTCATTTTAGAAACGCCATTTGCACCTCAACAACTAGGGGCAACCCTACACAATTTTTACCTTAAATATGGTCAATATATTTATATAAATGACCCTATAGAGAGTATAAACCTTAACACTCTACTAAGAAATAAACCGATTGGTTATTTAGAGTCATTATTTAAAGACATTTCGGTCATCCCGTTTGGGGAATCGCAGGGTTCAGTTGAAGCGTTGTATGTAAGCGAGAATGACCTACTTAAATTACCTGATCGGATAGGTGATATTAAATCCCTTAAAACGTTAGATATAAGTAGAAATAATATAAGCTATCTACCCGTTACTATGCAAAAATTAACTGCGCTTCAATCATTAAATTTATCTAGTTCAGGTATTTTAGAGGTACCCCAATGGATTGATAATTTTAAACTTCAAGAATTATTTCTGGATAATTTGTTTTTAGATGATAAAACATTACCTGATTTAGGAAGAATAAGATCCCTTAGAACTCTATCCCTTGGGTACAATGATCTACAAGAGTTTCCCTACTGGATTGAGAATTTAATCAATCTTACACGATTACAAGTAAACAATAATTATATTAGTAAGATACCCAATTGGATTGGGAATATAAAACTATTGACACACATAGATCTTTCTCAAAATATGTTATCTACACAAGAAGTTTCATTACCTATGTCACTAACAAAGTTACCTAACTTAACGACTTTGGTTATATCCGGTAACCCACTTATTGAATCAACGGATTCAGTCATAAAAAAATTAATGAAAAAACGTGGTTTAACAATCGTAAATGTTCTAGAGTATGCTTATTGATGTATCATAAATCAATAATGAAAGCCGTTAATATACACTTTATTAGGGAACATCATATCTAAGATAGCAAAGACGGTACTGGCAACCAGACCCACCGCCACTGCCTGTGATCTCAACACCCCACACGTGGGTATCACCAAGGTTGACATTGTGACCGCTGTAAATAAGATGAGATATTTCAATAAATGATCTTTGTTTAGTTGTAGAGGACTCTTACGAGATTCATCTATAGACAAGGGTTGTAAATTTTTCATATATGTAAATAGAATATTTTTATTTACGTTATAATTTACTTAAAAAAATAGCAAGACTACTTATAAAAATGAGCACCGAAGAAACCCCCACCGATTTTCTGGAAGTAGACGATACACTCCCCGGGCAAAACTATGTTTGCTTGTCGTTTTTGTCTCCGGAATCTATGATTCAAAAGAAAGACGCCTTTTATCTAAGTAAATTCCTTCAATCATATTGTAAGGATCTAGATCTGAAATATGAAGAGATTTATTCTAAATTTGAGGATTTTACCTACAAATATGGTGATAAGCTTCAGAGAGATTTTGATGAAAACAATAAATTTCAAACAAGTATGAGAGGTCTAAAAGTGAGAGGAACGTATTCAACCAAGGAAGAAGCTACCGCCCGAGCTAAGAAACTCCAGACACTAGATTCCAATTTCCACGTATTTGTAGGTGAAGTGGGTAAATGGCTTCCTTGGGACCCTACGGCCGATGAAATTCAAGATGAAGTGTTTCAAAATTCTCAGTTGAATGATATGATGGAGAAGTATCAGGAGAATAACGTGAACCGTGATATCTTTTACGAAGAACAAAAGCGAGATAAGATTAAAGCGGCCCGAGAAGAAGTTCTTAGAAAGAAGCGTGAAGAACAAGCTAAGAAAGCAGAAGAGATGACAGCCTTAGAGGATGTGAAGGAGGGTGTGGCGGACGTGGCCTCGGGTGTTTCGGAAGTTGACAAAGGCGTGGAGGAGATTAAAGAAGGTGTTCAAGAAGCTGAATCAGAGGTGATTGAAACAGTTCATAAATTGGATGAGGATGTGAAAGAATCCCTTGAAACTGTGGATCCGTGGTTAGCCAATAAGATGAAGGCTTCGCCTGAGCCAGAGGTTGAGCCTGAGCCAGAGGTAGAGCCTGAGCCAGTTGAAGATTGCTGACAGTAATCAACTTGTACTACTATAAACCTTAATAACTGTGACAATATCTAGGGAAAATACCGTAGTTATTTGAGTTATTTTATAACCTACTGTATATGAGGTCTTTACTCACAATAGGATGTATTCTCTTTTTAGTAATCCTCTCCTATGGTTTCATACAAGGAGTGAATTATAAACAACATCATAAATATACTTGTAAAACGATATTTATACCGGAAGATATTGATATAGAAACGGCGTTTGAGTCTGTAAATACCACAAATATTCATAAATTACGAAAGCGAGCTAGGTCATTGGGGGCGAGCAAAGACCAAGTTGAAGCGATGTCGTTGATGGAATTAAAAGTGTATATTATTCAGATGAGTGTATCTGAAGAACATATAGTCACGCAGCAAGTAGAACAAGAAATTATAGACCGAGAGGAGTCTACTGTTACGTCTCAAGATGACGTGGTAGCTTCCGTTGATCCACTGGTGCCCCCCGGACTCCCTCAAATTCAGGCGATGCAAGATGATTTTGAATAAAAAATATCCATCTTATATATGAACGTTAGTTTAATACTATTTACATTGGGTATACTATTTATAACCATAGGCTATACAAATCAGATATCACCTCAATGCAATCAACAACCGCAAGTGAAAGTGGTTCCTCGTCCAGTATATGATGAGCTTTTGTTAAACCAAGAATTAACCGAACAAATGTACAATGATATGATGTAAGTTACTTACAAATACGATAGTAAACACTTTCACCTGATTTACTACTGACCCGGTCAATCCGACAAAGATTTCCCGGACACAAGCGAATTAGCTTAGCCATAGGATCGGTTCGTAAGATAATCGGTAGTTGGTGAGGTAAGGCATTCGTTTTCTTTAATATAGTTTGAATTTCTTTTTTGTCGCGAACCGCAGTATGCTTGGGAACCAAACTGTGATTTAGTAAATTTCGTACCAATGTATCTATGGAAAAGATATGGACATTTCGGAAATAGTTTGTATCCATAACATACTTACTCTCTTTCATTTCTTTTTGAATTTGTTCACTGAGACCATCTTTCAACTCACTCAAACCAGTTGAATACATTTTCTCAAAATTCATCGCAATATTTTCCGATACAGGTTCATTGATAATGACCAACAAGCTATCTTCTTTTGCGAAGATTGAATTATCATCATCAAATCCATCTTGTTGATACATTTCTCTGAGTTTGTCACATACAGTTTTATTAATCTTAGTTCCTGTCATATGAAGCTCTGGAAAATTATAGTAAATGACGTGTAATTTATGAGAAGGAATCATTTTATGAGACAAGGTAAAATTACACCCCGTTTCCATATAGGTGATACCTTGGGTAGTGTACATTTCTTCTAGTTTAGATAAGGAAACATCTTGAATGGTTGAGGTATCCCATTCTTCTTGAAGAATTTCTTTGAGAGTCAATCGCGAGTGGTATACTTTGTCTAATAAATGCATCTTGTGTTTGTATTACTACTATACTATATTTTTAAATCAAATTTACTAAACTACTATTTAAAGTTACCCCTCGTTTACCTAGTAATATGGTCAACTTAATCTTTTATTCGTATCATCGTAATTTTCAACCGGCCTTGGAATATCTCTATGACAAAAATAGTGACAAAATTGATTCATTTATTTACTTGAGAGATATGAATAAGAACCGATATACGTATGGTGAAAACCAATACAAGTCTAGGTCACTCGTTAAATCATTGATACCCCATACCTGTGAGTTTTCATTTACCGAAACAATCAAAGATACCGAGTTACAATTCAAGTGTCACTTGGAACCGTTGACTGACTCTTCTGGAAATATACGGAAAACCTATCACAGCATAGGGAACTGTTCGGGTGAAGACAAAATTATTCAAAAGCTCACACTTACATCTGAAACAAAAGAGAATCTAATGCAATTGATTGAACATGCCAATGATTACATTCAAGAAAAACACGAAACTCAAATCAAATCAAGCTCAGAAACAATACGTATCTTTTACTATCAAAAGGAATTTTGGTCTTTGTTGTGTAAGGCTCCTAAACGCCCCATCGAAACTCTGTATTTGAAAGAGGGTCAAAAACAAGAAATCTTATCTATGGTGGAAGATTTTTTTTCACCCGAAACACGTTCGTTGTATTTATCTTTTGGAATGCCCTATAAGCATGTGGTTCTGTTGTATGGCGTACCTGGTTCGGGTAAAACATCTACGATTAGTAGTATTGCTTCCTACTTTAGTTGTGATATCTATACAATTCCCATAACCAAACAACTCACGGATTATGGTATGATAGATGCGTTATCTGAAATCAATGATAGAGAGGACAAAAAGAAGATTATTGTATTGGAAGATATTGATTGTATCTTTGATACAAGTCGGAAAGAAGGTGATGAACACAATATGGTAACGCTTCAATCAATTTTGAATTGTTTAGACGGTCATATGTGTGTTGAGGGTACTCTGTTGTTTATGACAGCCAACAATCCAGAAAAGATGGATTATGCGATGTTACGTTCGTGTCGTGTGGATTACAAGTTGGAATTGGGATACGCCGATGAATATCAAACCAGAAGCATCTTTGAAACCTTTTTACCCAAGCAAATGGATAAATTCAGTAAGTTTTACAAGAAAATCAGTCATCGTGAATTTACCACCGCGATGCTTCAAGAGTTTTTGTTTTACAATCGAAAACACGAAAACATCCTAGACTTGATACCCCAGTTTATGGAGATTGTGGATAAAAACAATCCCAAAAAACTCTCTGTAAAAGACGGTTCTGATAAAAATTTATATATGTAAATGTATAATGGGACTCTTGGATGGATACAATTGGGTTTACAGTATGCACGTCTTTTTTGTAGCCCCGCTATTGATCCTATGTGCCTTGGCCGTGATTTATAAACAATCATTAAAGATAAGCGACAATTTGATATTGATGTTGATGTACACGTTGTTGGCAATGGGTATCGCTGTTTTGGGATATCACGGAAATAAATTAAAGAACAATTACTAGAGAAACCACGGAGCTTCTTCCTTGAAAAAACGATCTAAGGATGGAATCCGTTTCATAAGAGGTTTCTCGGGTAATTTCTTAGGAGACTTTGTGAGAGTAGGTATTTTTTTAGGGACACTAGGTTTTACAAAAGTTAATTCGAGTAACCCATTTAGGATACAATGTAAATTGCTCATACTTTAAATTTGATATTTTTTAAGAGGTAATTTATCAACACATTAACTATGGATCTAGACTCACTCAGTATAGCCGAACTACGCAAAGTCTTACGAGACTATGGAATCAAAGAAACCGCTTCGTCAAAACAAGAATTACAACAACAAGTAAAGGAAACCTTAATCCGGACCGTATTCATTGACGGGAAATTTCATAATAGTCTCCATATTGACACCAAAAAACATAAATAATAAGTATAATTGAATGATTTCTTGTTTAGAATCTAAAAACGTTCTCTGAGGTTGTGGGCTTTCTTTTTTGTTGGGTTTATCACAGCTCTGTTGTATGTGTTGTATCCGTTCCATTTGTTGGGTTAATTTATTCAGATCAAAATCGGACATTTATGTAACTTACTTAGAAAATATTTAAATAGATTCATACTATATGGAGAGAGAGTCAGTGTATCAATCCGTTTTCTTTTACTCCTTATGTGGAATATTATTCTTAGTTAGTGTTGGTACAGTGATAGTTAAAGCCTCCGATTGTATTTATCGTTGTTTGTATGGTCCTAGACGAGAACTCGAGGCACCAATCTTACCCAATGTGCGAAGGATTACTTTGCGAACGAGAGTTATACCCGAAATAGCTGAATCGGATGAATCTGATTCACCGAAGTCAACCAATTCAACCAATTCAACCAATTCAACCAATTCAAGTAAAGAGTCCGAAACCTGTGTGATTTGTATTGAACCGTTACATTCAAAACAAACAACCATTATATTAGATTGTAATCATATATATCATAAAAATTGTATATTAGATTGGTTTAACAAAGAACTAACGTGTCCTATGTGTCGTAAACCAGTTGAATGAAATTATAAATTGAGAGTAATACTACTTTTTTTATCGGTATCTCCGCTAATCAATGAGATATTATCTAAATCGGGTAGCTTCGCCGGTTCTAAATTCATCTTTTTAATGATATCATCTAATCCATCAGGACCATCCATATCGGGTCTTTGAGGTGAGGGTGCTCTCGGTGGAGGGCCTGGTCTAGGTCCAGATCCTTGGAAACGAGGTCCTGGCCCCGAAGGGGCTACGCCCGAGGGTGGTGGTGAGGCCCCTGGAGGTGAAGCACCTGGAGGGAAACCCATACCTCTCATCATCCCCGCCATCCCCGGAGGAGAATTGGATCCCATAGACCCGACTGCAGCCGAAGCAAATTGTTTCATCAATTCTGGATTCTGTTTTAAGATATCATCCATACCCGGTAGCGATGATTTAAACATTGTATTTTGAAGATGAAACATAAAGGCGGATCCACCTAAAGCGAATATCAATCGGATCTCCGGGGCAATGTCAGCTCCACCACCTCCGTATTTCGCATACAACTCTTCAAATATCTCATCGTAATCAAAAATATTCTCATTGACAGATTCAGACCAACCATCTAATTTAATACTAAACGGATCAAATTTATTATTCAGAAATTCTAAGCCAGTCACACCCGCCATCAACATTTTTCGTTGAAATTTAACAGAATTATCAATTTCTCTCTGTTTCTTTAATTTCAAATATTCATTTCTCATTTCATCTAAGGGTGAGTTCATATTGTAATTCATTGTGGTTCGGATGCCTTGTTCTCCTAATTTCTTGAATTTGTAAATGTAATCAATCTTTTCATTTTTGATCTCCGTAGGACTCATTCTATGAAGAGGTTTGAATTCATCGGCTTGATTCACCATAAAGCTTTCACTCGCACCCGGTACGTGAGGCGTCGTGTCGGGTTTTGGATCGGATGGGGCTTGTCCCGAACCAAACAAATTGGTTTCTTGAGTGGGTTTCTCGGTTCCTCCTCCACTCAAAAGCTCAATACCGATTGGTTCACTAACACCCAATTGAGGCGAAGCCGGTTTCGCCATAGGAGAATTATTCGGTGAGTTGATCGGGGTAGCCTTGTCTGAATTATTGTCAGACAAAAAATCAATGGATCCCGTAGCTCCGCCTGCAGAGGGAGTGATTCCCACTTGTTTCGTTTCTGAATTATCAATATTTAAAATTTGATCCATATACTATCAAAACTAAGATTTTATAGGAAACTATACGCAAAATCTTTAAGCTGAAATAATCTCACCTATATTTTCTGGCATAGGCTCAATACTCGTATTGTAAAACCGTTGTAGATCATCTAATTCTTGGAGGTCTCGGTCGGTTACAAAGTTAATGGCCACTCCCTTACGACCGTATCTCCCTGAACGACCGATACGATGAATGTACGTTTCTTTTTGAATTGGTAAATCATAATTAATGACCAACGATAACTGTTGAATATCAATTCCACGAGACAATAGATCGGTAGACAACAAAATACGTATCTCTCCTTGTCTAAATTGATTCATAATAGACTCACGCTCACGAGTCATCAAACCACCGTGAATCATACCTACCGGGAAGTTTTCTTTGATCAACTGTTCGTAAATCTGATTGAGACGATTCTTGGAATTGATATAAATAATACATTGGGCAATTTGAATTGTATTGTAAATATCTGTCAAGACATCATATTTCCAGTGATTGTGTTTAACATTGATGTAATATTGAGAAATCCCTTCCAAGGTTAATTGCTCTCGTTTAACCAACAATCGTTCGGGTTGATTCATAAATTGAGTAGTCAACTCTACCAACTCATCGGGAAAGGTAGCGCTAAACAATCCAACCTGAGCTTCCTTAGGAATCATTTGGAATAAATTATAAATCAATTGTTGGAAACCTTGACTCAACATTTCATCGGCTTCATCAATAATGATCATTTTCAATTTGTCGGTGAATAAATGTTTCTTTTGAATCATATCCAACACACGACCCGGTGTTCCGACAACGACTTGAGGATTCTTACGTAGGTCCTGAATACAATCTTGAACACGCGTTCCACCTACCACTCGTAATAAAGATATAGTCGTATAAGCGGACAATTCTTTCATCACGGTAAAGGTTTGTTCGGCTAATTCTCTTGTAGGTGATAGGATTAAAACCTGTGTATCTTGTAATGTTTCATCCACCCTATTCAAGGAACCTATGGAAAACGCACCTGTTTTTCCTGTTCCCGATTGCGCTTGAGCGATCACGTCCTTACCCGAAGTTACCACGGGTATCGCCTTGTGTTGAATCAAGGAAGGCTTCTCAAATCCATAGGAGTACACACCTCGTAAAAGGTTTTCGTTTATATTGAGCTCATCAAACGAGAGCTCCGATAGTTCAGGGGTATCATTCTTTTCCGTCATTTTATAAATGAAAGAAGTAATCTTTATATATTCTTACAGAAGATTTACAAAAGTGATTTAAATGGTTTTTTACCATACGCAGCTAACACATAGACGATATAAATGGGAGAAAACATCAGGGCTAGAATAATCGTCCAGCTAAATCCCTTATTCACTTTGAAACACAGATAAGCTGCAAACAAACTCACCAGAGTATAAAACAACTGAACTAGACTATGCATTGGGGTACTACGATACTGTTTTACCTCCTCTTGTTTACGCCTAAGTTGAGTATCCATCTATACCTTAGCATATATTCTTTTAACAATGCGGTTTGAGTAATTCTGCCACAGCCGTGATATTGGCTCCTTTGCATTGTCCGACTTCTTTCTTATCTTTGAATAGGATAAAGGTTGGTAC